GAGGATTAAATAATGACTTTATTAGTACAAGCAGACCTAGTATCACCAACATCAGCAGCTATCTTTTGGCGTAATGATGAACTCGCTCGCACCGACATAGCAGCTACAGTCTCTGACTACCCGAATGCAGCAGCTATTATCACTTACCGTGCAGCCTTGCGTGACTGGCCCAGCACTGAAGACTTCCCAGACACACGACCCACTATAGGAAGCTAATATGCCTCAAAAAAAGTTAGAGTCAGCGTCCCGCTATGCTGAGTTTGACTTAGATGGTGACGGGACGGTTAGTGACGAAGAAATACAAAAGCATCAAGAAATGGTCGAGCTTCAGCTCAGGGAGGAGAAGGCCGACTCTCAAAGAAAAATGGCTTGGGTTGCAATGGTATCAATGTGCATTTATGCGCTGCTACCTTTAATGCCTTTCATTCCAGAAAGCCGACTAGAAACATTAGCGTCACTAAGTGACATGCTGTTCCTTAGCCAAGCCAGTGTCATTGGAATGTTCTTTGGCGCAACCGCATATATGACGAGGAAGTAAGATGGGAATTTTAAGCACAATACTGGGAAGTGGCGACGTTATTTCAAAGGGTCTTGGTCTTATTGACTCGATGCACACCAGCGACACTGAGATGATCGAAGCCCAGACAAAGGCTAAGACAGATTTGTTAACTAGCTATGCGCCGTTCAAGGTTGCCCAAAGATACCTTGCCTTGATGTTTGGTTTCACCTTTGTCGCATCATACTTAATGGTTTTAATCCTGTTCTTTATGGATCGGGATATTAGCGCAGTCCAAGAAATAATATCAGCATTTAAAATAGATTGGATAACACTTTCGATCGTAGCATTTTATTTCGGGGGAGGCGCTTTCGAGGGCGTTATGAATAAGAAATCTGAGGGCAAGTAATGACAGGATTCAAGATCAATACCTTTGGCGGCACCGCCCCAAAAATTTATTCTCGGTTACTACCGAATGACGTAGCTCAGGTTGCGGAAAACGCACGACTTGATTCTGGTCGTTTAGAGCCGTGGAAGGGAAATGCTTCAGCAAGTATAACTCCAGTCGCGAGCTATAGCGTCTCAGCACAGACTAAGACCTTGTTTAAATATACCGACAGCATATGGATTGGGAGCAATGACGACCTTGATATAGTCAGAAGCCCTATTGCGGAAGATCCGTGGGAGCGTATCTACCTGACAGGCCGGTATGGTGCATATCCTGAAATGACCTTATCAACTATCGTTGGTGGCGGGACTTACTACAGGCTCGGCCTTCCTTCGCCAGCAAGCCTTCCTTCAGCCCCTGCGTTGTCGAATAAAGACGCTGCGGCTGCGACGGTTACTCTACTGACTGACACTGAAACTCCACTGTCTCGATCCTACATATATACCTACGTTACTCAGTACGGGGAGGAGGGGCCGCCTTCGACACCTACTATTGCCAATATCGTAGACGTGTATTCAGACCAGAACGCAACGGTTACGTTTGGGGCCAATGTTTCAGGCTACAACATTGTAACTAAACGACTTTACCGAACGGATTCCACAGGGACATATAGGTTTGTTGCGGATGTAGGCTTTACTGCTCCAACTCACTTAGACGTTAAGGCAGATATTGATCTCGGAGAGGAGATACCGACAGCCTCATTTGCCGCTCCGCCAGATGAAGTAACCGCAGACCATCCCGATGGAGCCATGCAGGGTTTGGTTGCCATGCCTAATGGAATCCTTGCCGGATTTAGCGGTCAGGCAGTTTGCTTTAGTGAGTCGTTTCAGCCTCACGCTTGGCCTACCGATTATCAATTAACGGTTAAGAGTGACGTAGTTGCAATAGCCCCCTTGACCAGCGGCCTGCTTGTTCTTACAAAAGAAAAGCCAGCAATTATTCAAGGTCTTGATCCCGCTAGTATGGCAATGACAGAGATTGACTCGACGCTCTCATGCGTGTCTAAGAGAAGCGTGGTGGATATGGGAGAGTATGTAATGTACGCATCTCCTGACGGTCTTGTTATTGGCAGTGAGCAGGGATTGCAGATAGCCACAGGTCAGATATTAACAAGAGATCAGTGGCAGGAATTTGTCCCGTCATCACTCGTAGGGTTTTTGTGGGAAGGCCATTACATCGGCTTCTACTCAACCGGCTCTGAGGACAAGGGCTTTATCTTTGACCCACGCGGAGGAAAGAATAGCTTTGTATCTTTAGACTTTCACGCAACGGCAGGGTTTAACGATCTTGAGAATGATGAGCTATACCTCGTCGTGGGCGGAAGTGTAGTCAAGTTTGCGGAGGGGTCTGCCTTAAATTTCAAATGGCGGACAAAAAAATTCTACACCCCTAGACCAATAAACCCAGCCGTTGCCAAGGTTGATTGCGATAGCTATAGCCCAAATCCTGTAATGAAGGTATATGCCGATGGGGTTTTAAAGCATACGCAGACAGTCACAAGTAGCGATGCATTTAGATTGCCTTCGGGATACAAGGGACAGGAGTTTGAGGTAGAGGTTACAGGGTCAGTTCCTATCAACGAAATGTGCATTTACGAGTCTGCGGCGGAGATTGGAATTGAGTAGCTTCAAAGACAATATGTTAGTTCCACTTAAGTGGGCTGGTCAGGACAAAAGATTTGCGGATGGCCTTAAAGAAAACCTAGACATCATTTGCGGCCATCGAGGAGACCCTCTTGATCGGGCTATTACTGCGAGAGATCTTCTTGAATCTGGCATTGCAAAGCTTCCAGCAGGCTCTACAATTTTTGGTGGTAGCTCAAGAGAGCTTATACCTCCGGCCACTATTCCATATCTTATTGTTCCTCCAGCCCCGACTAATCTTCAGGCTAGTGGGGCATTTCAAGTTATCCTTCTTGGCTGGGACTTACCTCTATATATAGGCCATGCCCATGTTGAGATATGGCGTAATGCTACTGACAGTCTAGCGACAGCGTCCATGCTGGCAACGACCACTCAAGCATTTGGTCAGTACTCTGACAACGTCGGCTCTAGCAGTTCATTTTATTACTGGGTTAGAGCGGTCAACGCAAACGGTGTTTCGGGGCCATTTAATGGATCTGCCGGAACACTCGGAGAGACAGCTCCTGATATTGCGTTTCTTTTAAGCACGTTGTCTAGCGCCATAACATCCTCCCAACTGGCAACAGACCTAGCGACACCAATAGCGACAATCCCAGCCATTAGTTCTAACGCCAGCGCAGCTCTAGCACTAGCCAACAATGCAAGCGCCATAGCTGCCAGTGCAAGCTCGGCTGCAACGTCAGCGACAAATGCGGTAAGTGCGTTAAACACAACTGTAGCTGCCTTACAGAACGTGTCTCCTTGGGTGGCAGGAGCAAGCCACGCCTTAAATGATCAGGTTCAGTATAGCGGTGGCCTTTACTCCGCACGGTCTGCACACACTGCAAGCGCATCGAATGCCCCGACAGTTGGTTCTTCAAATTCAACATGGTTATACCTTGGTAACTATACGAGTCTCTCGTCAGCCGTTGCCGGAAATACAGCCGACATACTAGACGTTAATACGTTGAGCGCATCTAGCGCATCCGCCGCCGCCCGAAAAATTGCAAGCCTAGATTTAGACGTGAATCACCCGACGACAGGCTTGAACTTCAAAACGCAAAGTGTACAAGCCTTAACAAACGAGGTATTTCCAAACGGCACAACTGCTCAAGGTGCAATTACAGCATTGAATGCGGTTGTTACTCACCCGACAACGGGATTGTCAGCAACCGCAGGTATAGTGTCTAATCTTAGCCAAAACATTGGTTACAACGGAGCAACGCAGCAAAGTAAAGTAGATAGCTTTGAGGCAATTCTAGATGACGGCGCAGGAAACTTACTTACAACCACCGCACTATCGACGCTTATAAATGAGGTCTATCCAAGCGGGTTAACTCAGCAGAGTGCTATTTCTTTACTGGGGGGTACTAGCTCATCAGGGGGCAGCACCCTAACACAGTCAGCCGCTAATGCTCTGCTGGCTACTGTATTTCCGAGCGGCATTACCCAGCAAAGCAGTACTGCGGCTTTACAAGCAATACTGAATGATAGCTCTGGCACCCTTGTCGAGGGTCAGGCAGTAAGTACGCTTATCAATGAGATATACCCTAACGGCACTAGTAGCCAAAGTAAGACTGACTTGTTGCAAGGGGTTCTAGAAAAGCCAGACGGTACGCTTGTTTCTGCTGGAGCTTTAAACTCTTTAGTAAACAATGTTTTTCCTAACGGAACATCTTCATCAAGCTTAGTGACCCAGCTAGAAAACGTATTAAGAAAACCAGACAACACGCTGGTGTCTTCTGGCGTCTTGTCGGCTCTAGAGAGCGAGGT